CTTCAGTAAGAACCGGTCCTTCGACCACAACAGTACGCGAGTCGTCACAGTTGTTTGTCGTAGGCCTGACAGAGAGAGGCCCTTCAGACGAGCCTGTACTCATCCAAAACCTGGGAGAGTTCGAGGATACGTTTGGAGATTACCTAACCGGTACCTACACTCACTCAACCCTGGAAACATTTTTCGAAGAAGGCGGCACACGGGCTTACGTAGCCAGAGCCGTTGGAGCATCTGCAACCGTAGGAAGCCTTGTGCTTAACGACGGAGGAACCGCTGCTCTTACACTTACCGCAAACGGAGCGGGCGCATGGAGCGCGAATGTTGGTGTCGTAGTCACGGCCCCTACGGCAAGCACGTTTAAAATTGACATCTATTACTCTGGAGTACAGAAGTACTCAACAGGAACAGTGTCTACAACATCTCAGGCAGCGGGCAGAATAAATCTGAGCGCAATCGCCCAAAGATACGTAAACGCAACAGTTAACAGCACCAGCCTCGTCCCAGACGCTCTCGCTTTGACTTCTCTTAGTGCAGGCGACTCTTATCATAACCAAGTTGTCCAAGCTACTTATGAAACACAATTGGCACTCTTCAATGACGCCCTTGGTTCTGGTGCAGTAGTTTGCCCAGAAGACTTTTCTGATGCAATGTCAACTGCTCTGATTGAACATGCAAATGCAAACAGTAGAATTGCTCTCTTGTTCACAGGCGAGAATGCGGCTGTATCTGCAGTCAAGTCAACAGCACTTACGCTTCAAGCCGAAGACGGTGCAGAACACGCAGCCTTATACTACCCATGGGTAGAGGTTCCAACTGGAGTACCAGGAGTTACCAGATTTGTTCCGCCAGTAGGATATGTCGCTGGCAAGCGTGCGGTTGCTCACAACCAAACAGGGCCACATCTTCCTGCAGCAGGTCTTATCTCGGCAGCATCATTTGTAGTCGGCCTGAAGGCTGACATAAACAAAACAATTGGTGATGACCTTGATGCCAACTACGTCAACCCAATCAGAATCATTCAAAACACAATTAGAATCTACGGTGCACGTTCACTGTCATCTGACGTTGATAACTTCCGCTATATTACTCAGCAAGACGTTGTAAATACAATTGTTACAGAGTGCTACCGCTCTATCGAAGATGTTGTGTTTAGCTCCATCGACGGCAGAAACACTATTTTCGCCAACATTGAGTCACGATTGATATCGATTTTGTCGGTCATGCGTAATCTCGGAGCTCTTTACCCAGCTTTTGACGCAAACGGTCGTCAGCTTGATGACGGTTATGTTGTGAAGTGCGATACTTCGCTCAACTCAACATTGCAGTTGTCTGAAGGCTTGGTCAAAGCAAAAGTTGGCGTTCGTGTCAGCAGCGTCGGTGACAGAATCGAAATCGATATTGTCAAGTCAAACCTAACCTCAACAGTAGTTTAAACAAAGGAAATTCCTCATGTCAAAAGTAGCTCAAAGACAAGTACTAGCAACAATAGTTCCAAGCACTTTCAGCGACAACGCCAAACAGCAAACCAACGTGCAGGCCAACCTGCCTAAGTGGAACGGATTCCGCTTTGCTCAGGTTTCAGGTGGCGAGATAACAGCATCTGTAGAGAAAATCTACGAAGGCGGAAAGTCTAGACCAACAGTCCTATGTGCCCCTTCGGAGATAGGTGACATCACGCTGACTGCTCACTATGACGATGATATGAATACCTCACTCACTGAAGCTGGTATCGGCCGTAAACTCAAGGACTTGCGTCGATACGTCGGAACAGCTTACTTTAACCTTACAGTATCTGTTTACGACTGCGACATCAAGGACCCAACCAATGACCGTATTTACACAAATGCGCTTCTTGTTGGAATGACTGAGCCAGAAGGTGACTCGTCATCTGGAGCTCCAGCCACCTTCGCATTGACCTTCGCAATCTCAGACGTAGACGCCGCCTAAATACGCTAGTTGCAACGCCAGGCAATATGTCTGTGCTAGCTTCTCAGCATGAGCGATAATCCACTGTACACAACCGAAGACTCCGACGACGTTAAGAGCAGCAAAAAGGCTGGTCAGCGTGATGGACTTACTTCTTCTATAAAAGAAGAGACACAACTTGACCGCTTGCGTTCTGTTGTCAAAAAGAAAGTTGAACGCCCTGTTGTTCATATTCCTGTCACGGAACGTGATGGTGTGAGCATTAAGGTCAGCCCAAACATTACCCAGTCACAGATGAAAAACTGGAGAAAATCTGCTGGCGAAGACTCACGAAACGGTCTTGATGCCACTAAATTTGCCTGCCTAGTTATTGGTAATACAACCATCGGCATCTGTATGGATGATGAGGAAATCTATGACGAGAGTGGCAATAATCTTAACTTTGCTCACCCATTAGTTTTGGAAATGACCGATACTACTCGTCCGGTTCCAGATGCCGTTCGTGCCATGTTTGGTGTTGACCCTCACATCGAATCAGCCGCTTTGGCAATCTTGGACGCCGCTGGATATTCAGATACTGTTGCCGCGGTGGACCCTACGAAGGAATCTTCGACGAACTAGTTGAAGATTCCATAGTCATCTCCGCAGCAAGACTTGGAGAACTTTTCCACGTTAATCCGTTGGAACTCATGAACTTTGACGATAATGACTGGTTGGTCCTTCTCGCCTGTGCTAAAGTAATAAGTAACGACCGCGAAGAGCAAGAGCGCAAGTCGAAGACTTAGGGATACTGCTCCCATAGCTTGACCGCCTTAGACTCACGTGATGTAAAAATCACTCTGGGCAGGCTATATGGCAGACGAAAATATTAATGTAAAAATTAAATTTGATGCCCAAACTGGTGAAATTCGCCGTGCGATTGCAGAAATTGCAGTTTTACACAAAAGACTAGACAAGCTTTCTAGCGGTAGAACAGACAAGTTTGCCAACAGCACAAACAAAAGCCTAAACAGCATGACCAGTGGCTGGAAGAGAAGTTTTGACGCCATAGACAAAGGCGCAAAGATGGCAGGCAAAGGCCTGACCAAGTTCTTGGGAATGTCAGTTAAGGGTGTTGTTGTCGAAATGGCAATACTTGGCGCAACAATGATTGGCATCCATGCATTATTTGCTGCAGGACAATTTCTGGTCAAAGCCTATAGGGGAGCCATGCAGATGCTTGCGTCAGGTGCGGCGGGGGTGGTTGTTGCAATATCTGCAGCCTCGGCAGCCATACGAGAACAACAAGCAGCAATATATGCCTACAGGGGCAAGGGTGCTCCAGCTTTTGGGTCAGCGATGAATCAGACCCGCATGGCGATGAGAAACCTGCAATCCGATGCCGCTCTGTCGAGCCTTGGCGTAGAAGCACTCAATAAGGCATATGGAAATATGTCAAAATCAATGAATACCAGCCAAATTAATCAAAGTGGTGGTGCAATCAAGGCTTTGATGGACTTTGGTTCAGCAGGTCAAGACCCAGCCAAGGGGCTTGAGCAAGTATCTGTAGTTATAGCCGCACTTTCTGATAAAAAGAAAAACATCAGTGACGTCATAACTGAGGCAAAAAAACTAGGTCCAGAGATGGAATCGGCTTTAAAAAAGGCGAACGTTAAGACAAAGAAACAATTTCAAGAACTCCTGATGTCTGGAGACCTTGCTAAAAAGGGTGGCGTCTCCGGTCAGTTTGACGCAGTGAACAATACTTTGATTAGTCAAATGAAAGGCTACTTTACCCGTTTACGTGGCGAATTCGCGGACTTTGGCGACATGTTTCTTGAGCCGCTAAAAACTGCATTTGCTCGCGTGTTTGACAAAGTCAGAACCGACTTAGCGCGCGTATTTGCTGCAATCCAGTACAGCTTTGGAGCAGAGGAAGGAATAAATAACTTTGCAAGCGCTATAGAAAAAGCATCTGGCTGGCTAGTGAAAATGATTCGCGAATACCTTCCTACTGCTGTTGGCATGTTCGACAGAATCGGTGACTGGTATACAAAATTCAAGCGTGGTTGGAATCTTGTTCTAGATGCGACACGTCCACTTATCGACGGAGCAAAGGTTCTATATAAGGCCATGGACCCGATATGGGATTCCATCAAGGGAGGCGCTCAAAACCTTACGCTTTTCAAGGACCTCCTGGAAGAAAATAGTTTTTTTGTTGAAGAGTTCGGTCAACGCATAGCCGACATCATCGACACCCTTTCTGAATACTTTATGGGCCTAAAGAAAAACTTTGCCCAAATGGCTCCATTTATAAATGACCTTTTAGCAGGCCTTAATCAGGTATTAAAAGTGCTTACGAAAGTAATGACCGTTGGAGCCGGAAGCGGTCTTGGGGCAGCGCTTGCCCCACTAATGGGTGCTGCTGTTTTGGGACGAGGATTGGCCGGAGTCAAGGGGCGCTTAATGCCCAAGTCCGGAACCCATACACAAACCATGAACGTAACGGCCAACAGTGTAAATATCGGCAATGCTGGTCCAGTCGGTTCCGGTCGCCTTTCTTCTGGCGCAACGTCAGCAGGAGGTAGTGGTGCTCCTGGTAGTTCTGGTACGTCCGTTTATCCGTCGTCAAGAATAGGAGGCGGAGCGTATCGCGAAATGAGAGATGACCCATCTCGTAGATTTTCCCAAAATATTAAAGACGGATATCGCATGGGGTTTCGCTCAAGTGGTTCAACCCAAAGACACACAGAAAGATTTACCAAGAGGCAGCAAATAGGACGAGGAGCTGGATATGCGGCATTTGGGCAACCCAAAGACCCGTATGCATCCCCGACCATTATGGGTCGTGATGGAAAACCTCAACCAAACCCTCAGTACAATCTTGCACAGTCTGCTCGTTTTCGAGCCGAACAGTCACTAAATGGTCGCTCTAGAGACGAGTTGCATCAAATTGCGACAGGCAAAGGCATTACTGGCATAACTAAAGAATCTACAAGAGAAGAAATAAATCGCCAAATACTTGCAAAAAAGGGCTCAGTTGCAGAATTCAAAAACGACCCTCGCCCTGTCGGAATCGGAACAGGCGTTTCAAACGACCTTAGACGTGCAGCAAACAAAACCAGGTCAGGCATAGATAGGGGAGTTGGTGTCGCTAGAGGCGGAATGGCTTACCTCAACTCTGGTGCGTACGACAGCGAAAAAGGTGAGTTCAGAGATGTAAAAGCACAGCGCGACGCACTAAAGAACAGAAGATTTGGCGTGAAAGGCGACGACGGAATAAGAAAAGGAGGAACTGACTCGCAAGGGGGCCTGAGAAAACTTTCGGGAAGATTAAATTACGCCCGCGATATGAACAGAATTACGCGTAACGACAGTAAATTCGGAGCAGGCACAAAGAAGTTCAACAACAGTATGGGTGGTCGCGCCGGTGTAGGAATAGGACTTGGAATGGCAAGTCAGTATGCCCCAGAAGAAATGCGTGGAGCCATGGCTCTTGGAGCAACCGTTGCCACCATTAACCCAATGCTTGGACTTGGTGTTGCTGGAATAGGTGGAGCCATGAAGGCTCAGGGCACAATGAAGGGTGCGATATCTGGTGCTGCTGGTGGAGCCGCTCTAGGCGGAATGCTTGGGCCACAAGGCGCGGCTATTGGTGCTGGAATAGGTCTACTTGTCGGCGGAATAATGGGAGCCGTAAATAAAGGAAAGGCTCAACTTGCTGCAGCTAAAGCGACAGTCATGGAAAGCTTCGGGCGTCTTTATATGGAGACCACGAAAAGCGCAGGAGCAGCATTTCAGAAAAACTACGAAGCTTCCCAGAAAGGTCAAAGCCTGGCTGGAAAAGGTGCAACCATGCTTGGAGTTGGAGCAGGTTATGCAAAAACCCAAGCCGGTATTCGCAGCTCTATAAGTGGCGCAATAGCAGGTACCGGCGGAAGCTACATGTCGGGTGGGAGACAGGAATTCGAAGACCCCGTAGCCGCTCTTGAGGCGTACTACAAGACTGCAGAAGGAAAAAAGGTAAGCGCAGAAGACCAAAAGACACAGAAAAAAAAGGCGACTGGCACGCTGCGCACAATGCTAAAAGAAACTGACCCGGCTGTTCAGAAACAACTTGGGGAAATAGACAAACAAAACACCGCCAGAATAGATGCGTTATCTAGAGCTACTGGTAAAAGTGGTGCAGAACTAGAACAAATGGCTAAAAAGTTGGGTATAGACCTCTATAACCCAACCGTAAAGTACAACGAACTTCTAACAAAATTTACTGAAGGCATCATAAAAACCGGAGCAGCCCTGAATGATGCGTTAGTAGATACTTTTCTTACTGGAGCAAATCCCTTCAAGGAAACCAGAGAAGCAGGAGAAAAAAGCGCCGCTCTCAACCAGAACGTAGCCGGTTTAGGTGATGTCCTTCGTAAGAAGGGAACAAGCAAGGCGGATAAATCAAAAGCCATTGGCGCTTCCTTTGAGCAAATGATGCCGCAACTACTGGCAGTAAATGGTGGGGATGCGACAAAAGCCTATCTTGCCTATAACGAAATGTTTGGTCAAGGAGAAGAGGGGGGGGTTTTTGCAAAAGGCGGAGCCCTGGCAGGACAGGGAAAGACCGTCTTGGGGGATAAAGATGTTATAAAATCTCAAGGTTTGCTAAAAGAGGGAATGGTTGGCGAAGCTGCTACTCAAATAAGCGCAAGACTATCCAAGAAGAACATGACGGTCGACCAGGGAGCCCTGAAAGCAGCTCTCGCTAGTAAGAGTCCAAAAGAATTGGCAGCGATACTGGGCGATGTTTCGACGTTTGACGAGGCAATGGACCCAGAGCTTGCAAAGCGCGGCGTAGACACTAACAGACTAAGAAAAGGCTTAAAAGGCGAAACTGCAGCAGATTTAACATCAGGTCTTGAGAGCATCATCGGGCCCGGTGTAGCGATTACTGCTGAAGACCCAAAGAAGCTTGACGCAATAGCTACTGCGGCTACTGATTTTTCTACTTCTGCGACAGGTCTAGAAACTGCTATTAATACATTTAACACCAATATGGAAGGCTTCTTCAAGGCCCCTCTCGGCGAAATGCCGGGATGGTGGGAAAAGGGTCTGGTATTTGATGGCAAGACTCTTAAGCCGGCCAACGATACATCTACCCCTCGCGCGGGTGGCGTAGGAGACACTGCAACAAGCAAACTTTCTCAAACAATGGGCCGTCACGCTGCTATGAACGGTCAACTAACAGGAAAGAGAACAGTCACTTCTTCTCTCAGAGATTACGCACTTGGTTCAATAAACTCAGACCACGCAACTGGTTCTGCTTATGACCTCACAGGACAGAACCTAGGTCAGTACGCAAAGCTTGTTCACGCGAATGGAGGCTTTGCTGAGTTCCACGGTTCCATGGCTAATCGTCATCTCCACGTTGTTCCTGGTTCCGGCATGGGTGACACATCAACACCTTCACCAGTTTCTACATCATCTAGTTCCGGTGGTGGAACCAATAATTACTATACATTTGAAATAAATGGCAACAACGCTGCTCCTGAAGTAATTGCCAATATGGTCATGGCCAAGATTCAAGAAAAAGAACGTTCTGACAGGCAGAGAAGATAATGGCACTAAATAGCATTTCATACATAACTGTCGGCTATACCGAAACAGACAACGCAAGCGTTAGAAAAGGCTATCCAATAAAGCAGCTGTTTAAGCAAACAGTAAACACAAACACTCCAGTTTTCCCTGCTTCCTATACTCCTGTTTCTACTCAAAAATATTGGCTTCCCTTTCTAAGTGGTGCCCAGCAAGACTTTAACTTTATTGAGTACACGGTGGGTGATGAGTACGGGTGGAACGATGCCGACAACCTCCGAGCACCACAGATACCGTACTCAAACCCAAAAACAACAAAATACGACGACTTCGTAACTGGTCATAAGATTGTTTTTGCTAACAATATATACGTAGCAACGCAATACACGTTTGAGTGGGGTCTTACCAAGTTTAAAAGCAACACGAATCCTTACAAGCAATCACGAATTAAAAAATGGCGTAAATTTAATGACACCGATGATGACTGGTCTCAATACTGGTATCATCCTCTCCTTAAATTGTTTTTTCTCTTAGACTCCACAGATGCAATAGCGGAACTTCCTAATTTTGACGAAGCCTCACAGTCAAAATGGGATAATTTTGTTGGTGATTCAACTGATATGAATCTCGAAAACTTCGACTTAGCTCAAATTAGAGAATTGACATCTGGCGGAACTTCCAATGCGGCTGCAACGAGCCTGGTTGCTTCGCTGTCTACAAGAAATAACAATTTTGCATCTACTTATATTGTCAATACTGCAGTAAAAGCAAAAAGCGCAACAATTTCTGTTTTGTCACCTACACAAACTGTAAAAGCATCATCAAAACCTGAATCGCCAAAAATGATTCAACGCAGAGCAATATCTAATTCTACTGAAAAAACGGTCCTAGATGAGTACGAGTTCAACTTACGTCCCAACAATATCTCATACAGCAATATTGGAATTACATGGACGGAAATTGAACGTTTAAATAATTATGGATTGGTTGACTATAAAAACAATAAGCTTATGAAAATTTCATTTGAATTTGTTGTTGAAGCTCATTCAGGAGATAAATCAAGCATTTACGAATCATGCGAAGACAAACTCGCAAAACTTCAGAGAATGGCAAACACTCCAGAACTTGTAATATTTAGAAATTTTGACTCCCTGTTTAGCGGCAGCACTGCAGTCATAGAAGATAAAAGCTATAGGGAATGGGCGATTTTTGATATGTCAATCTCTTCTATTCAAAGAACTCCCCTTACCTCCGTATCGGATGGGGGGAGCATAAGTCGCGCTACCGTAAATATGACAATTCAAGAAGTGCGTCTCAGCCCTGACAATGTCATTTTTATGCCAAAACTTCGTAAGGTTCCGAACGTACCGAACGCCCCAGGAGGAACTCCCGACCCAGAACTGTGTACCGAACTAGCAACAGACTCTTCAGAGACAGCTCGCTCGGGCGGAATTAAACTCAGTCCATGTTGGTACAAGAACCGAGGAATGGCCGTTCCTGCGGAGTAATTAGATTATGGCTAAATTATTTTTACCATCCAGCGTAGATAGTTTCGGAAGACCTGTAGGCAGTTCTGTCAGGTCTAACTTTCGAGGACCTTTTGAAAGAAAGTTACTCATATCTTCCCTGCCTGACAATTTGGTGTCAGACATTTCTGACAAAGTAACCGCGTTCTCGGTTAGTTACTCAATAAGTCAAGCTTCTGAAATATCGTTTGATGTTGTAGATGTTGATTTAGAGATGGCAAGAAATAACTATTTCATACTTGGAAGAGATATAATCTACGAAACACAAACTCTGGGAAGAGTCAACTCGTTTACTGGTGAAGTAAGACAAGTTAGACAGCTCTTCGAGATAGCTCAGGTCACCTCAGCACAAGGGCCGGGCGGAAGTGCCATATATAGTGTTCAGTGCTATTCAAAAGCTGTTCAGCAAATGAAGAGAGACAAGACTCCAGCAACAATCAAAGGCAATGGCAGTCAATATGTTAAAAATGCTGCAAAAAAATATGGCCTTGATTTCTACTGCGAAGAATCATCTAAAGCAAAAAATATTACTAAAGCAAAAGGGTCAAAACAGTCGGAATCCGTTTGGGACGTTTTGGACAGGTTGGCAAAAGATGCAAAATTTGTTTTATTCGAAGTAGATGGGGTTTTAGTATTTGCTTCGGAAACGTTTTTGCTTCACAAATGGGGAACAAATATAAGATACATAGACAGAAAAGTAATCGACAAGAAAACCAAGAAAAAGTCTATAAAAAAACTGGCCAGAAGATTCATCCCCCTGCAGTGGCCAAACAGTGGTCCCCAGTACAACGGAACTTCTGGTTTCTTTCGTCTTATCGAAAGACCTACGATTACAAAGTCCGCAAACGACCCTTACGCCGGAAATGGAAGCTGTTTGGTTGAAAGGTTTAACGGCGTACAGATTCGGCCAGGAATGACTGCCTATGTTGGTTATGTTCCCAATTCATCCGGTTACTACTTGGTGGAATCCGTATCATTCAAAGAAATGACGCCAGACCCTGTTGCTGTTGGTTTCAGAACACTGACTCGTGACGAAGAAAAAGAAGCAATAAGGCTCTTGCCTTTAGGTCAGACGTATCAACAAACATTTACGAGGAATGCTCCTTTACGAACAACAAAAGAAGCAGCTCGTAACGAGCTAGGAAAGCCAATAGTAAACCCCTCCAAGGATAAAAGAATTACTGGGAACAATTTTCCGACACAAGAGGACCCACTTCGTTATCCAGACATGGAGTACGCAAACATTTCCCGCACGTATGCATCTACTTATGGAAAAATACCTAAGAGCACGAACAACAGAAACTCAGTAATACTAACCGGGAACATAGACCTATGGAATAGGCCTATTGTTCTTTCCGTAAGCAACGGAAAAACGGTCGGATATCACACTCTTTTTAGCGTTGAATACGTTTATGCAGAGGGTTCTTCCTTTAAGGCAGCAGTTCTACCAACCGTATTCACAGAAGACGGCGTAGCTGTAATAAAGACATATGACGAAGTTGTAGCAAAATATTTAGCCGATGGCGGATACTCTGGGTCAGCTAAATATTTAGCCATCATTGAAGGCGGGTCTCGACAAGACGCAGTACTTAATGGGCGAGATTATGGCCTGCTTCTATCTATACAGCAGTCTGGCGTGATTGAAGAACGTTTCCCTGGCATTAGTTTTAAGAACTTTGTCAATACTCCAGGGGGTGTAGATAGTGAATGGTAATACACGATTTTTAATTAAACTTGGCATAGTAAGGTAACGGCCATGGCAGAAATTATTGACAGAGTAAAATCGTCATCCCATCCGCTTGCCCCAGGTCGAATCTATTCAGGCTTGATAAAAATGGTTGATTCGCGCGGTGCCGTAACTGTATATATCCAAGAACTGGCGTCTTCTTACGAAAAAGTCGTCCCTCTTAACACAAACAGTAACTCGATTCTGGCTGTTGGAGACGTGGTTAAATGCACGTTTTCTAACGAGTTCTTCACCGAACTTATCGTTTTAGGCTTGGCAAACATTAAAGAAGCGGCGCAAGCAGGGGTGGCCATATCCGATACTGCTCCTTCAACTCCATCCTCAGGAGATTTATGGTTCGACTCAAGTACGAGTACGACTTTTATTTACTACGACTCGTCATGGATTGAAATTGGACCACAACCACTAAGTATTGTTGGACCGAGTGGGCCATCCGGTCCTGCCGGTGGACCAACTGGACCTACGGGCGTCTCTGGTGTTAGTGGTGTCTCTGGAGTCAGTGGCGTTATAGGCGCTACTGGACCTACTGGACCTACCGGTTCAACAGGACCTACTGGACCCACTGGCGTCGGCGCAACTGGTGCAACTGGTGCAACTGGTGCAACTGGAGACTGGTCAACGGCACAAGAAGTTGTTTTATTTACGACTGGAAACCTAACTTCATCCAGCGTAGGTAAATTACTTTACAATACAGCCGCATGCACCCTTACTGTAAACAGTTCTACTGGATTCTCAGTCGGTCAACGAGTAGACCTTGCCCGTTTAAGTAGCGCCACCTTCACTGTTGCTCAAGGTTCTGGAGCGACGGTTAACGGAACGCCTGCCCTTACTCTTCGGGCGCAGTACTCAGCCGCTTCTATTATTTGCACAGCCAGCAACGTTTATCTCGTTGTAGGGGACCTTGGTTAATGCCGTCAACTATTGGCATTGTTTCTTCTGGCGCAGTAATAATTGCCCCTGCTTGGACTGACAATACCATCAGTTCAACAATGAATTTAACAATTGCTTATTCTGATGCAGTAACTGCGTCTGGCACCCCTCCACCAACATACTCGGTAACGTCTGGGTCTTTGCCGGCAGGCATTTCTCTTAACTCATCTACGGGTGCGTTAACAGGCACACCAACCTCTCCTTCTTCTTATTCTTTTACAATAACTGCAACGAATGCTGGTGGTTCAGTAAGTCAAGCCTTCTCAATAACAGTCGGCACTGGCATAACTGGAGGAAGTTCATTTATTGACAGCGGCGGTAGGCGCTACCATTTCATGACAGCAAACGGGAACTTAACGAGTGTTCGTAGTTCAGCCACTTCGGTCAATGTGCGCGTACATGCAGGGGGAGGGGCTGGGGGCTCCTCCGTTGGTGGCGGGGGTGGTGCCGGTGGATTGACAGCCGTTGACCAAACCCTTCCCGCTAGTGGTTCTCTTGTTGCGACAATAGGGGGAGGCGGAGCGCGTCAGACTTCTTACTTTGGCGGTCAAGGAGCAAACGGAGTAAATACTGTTGCAACCGTAAATGGTGGCACCTACACGGCAACAGGAGGCGGAGGCGGGGGCTATTATAATGCCAATGCTCCTACCACTGGCTCTTCTGGTGGTTCAGGTGGCGGTGGGTCTAGTGGTGTTAACTTGAATAACTTTTCGGCGGGAGGCTCGGCAACGCAAGGCAACGCTGGCGGCAGTGGTGCAAATCAAACAAACGGCTATTATCTTGCTGGTGGTGGCGGTGGGTTTATTGGAGCAGGAGGAAACGCGGTTTCTGGCGTGAATAGTGGAAACGGTGGCGCAGGAGTTTCTTTTTTGAGTACCTTTTATTGCGGTGGAGGAGGAGGCGGTGGCGACAACATTGCTGGAACCGGGGGAAGTGGCGTTGGCGGAAACGGAACTACCGGGAATACAACCGGGGTAAGTGCTGCTGCGAACACAGCAAGTGGTGGTGGTGGATGCAGGAATGCGTCAGGCGGAGTTGCTTCCGGCGCTGGAGGAAGCGGAATAGTGATTGTGAGTTACGCAATATAATGGCACACTGGGCAGAAATAGATGAAAACAATATAGTTCTACGCGTAACCGTAGGTGACAACAATGACCCCGACGAAGGTTACCAGTGGTTGATGGACAACCTTGGGGGAACATGGGTGCAAACTTCGTACAACAACAACTTCCGTAAACAGTTTGCGGGCATCGGATTTACGTATGACGAAGTGAGTGATGTTTTCATATCCCCTTCTCCGTTCCCTTCATGGTTACTAAGTGAATCATTTGACTGGGAGCCACCATTTCCCAGACCAGATGACGACAATTTCTATTTGTGGGATGAAGAAACATTGTCTTGGGTTAATCCTGTAGAAGCGCAACAAAGCCATGATGGTATGGGATAATTGAAAAATGGATTCTCTCGCTTTTCCAATAAAATTTGACAGTACTGGTATCAAAAAACACCAGGACGGAACAACTGACTACTACTCTCAGTTGCTGTCTATTTGCATGCTCACAGAGCCAGGAACCCACCCGATGACCCCTGGGTTCGGAGCTTTTGACCCTGTTTTTCAAGAGATAGACAAAAACGTGTTTATTCTTAACGCTGCTCAGTTCGTCCCAGAAATTACGATTACAGCTATGGATACAACAGGCGTCGAACAGTCCTCTGGGTTGGCCAAAATTTCAGTAGCTTTTGAAATAGCGGATTAAAGGACAGAACATGCCAGCAGATTTTAGTGAATACGTAGACCTATCAATATTTGACAAGGAACCTGGAGATATCTATAGAGACTCCATAGAGCTTGCTCGTCTTTCCTTGCCTGACTTCAATCTACGTCCGGGAACTCCTGAAGACGCGATGTTTCAGGCTGCTGCATACGTCAGTGCGCTAAACATAAACGCAATCAACAGACTACCAGACAGGCTCATGGCGGGCATTGTTCAAATTCTCGGCTACCAGCGTCAAGAAGCCATTCCCGCAGAAGTAGACGTTGAGGTAACCATAGGTTCTTACGAAGGTGGAAACATTCCTGCTGGAACCGTATTTGTTTACGATTCTACGTTTGAAGACGAATCTGAACAGTACGCATTTCAGACAATATCTGCCACAACGGTTCCTGCAGTTGCAGAGGGCGTAACCACCTATCCGTCGGCAGTAGTAACGGTCCGTTCACTAGAACCCGGAATTATTCCTCCATTAGTGGCAGGAATAGAATTAAGCATAATATCTTCTGGAACAAACATTATTGCAGCCGAGATTGCAACTACAGCAAACTTTGCAAATGGTTTAAATGACGACACCGATGCAGACTATCTATCAAAAGCTTCTACGTATCTTCGTTCACTCAGTTCAGTCCTGGTAACCCCTTCTCAAGTTGACGCCTACCTACTAACAAACTACCCAGCTATTGTATCTAGGGCAAAAACACTGGACTTAACCTACGGGGATGACAGCACCGATGCAGACAAAAATCAAAACCTGACGGTATATCGTCCGGCTGGAGTAATTAAAACTTTTGCAGATGGAACTCTTGCAACGATAGAAACAGAAGCACCTCATCTTTACGTAGTTGGCGATGTTGTCGACTTAGATGTGTTTAACTCATCAGTAAGTGCAACTTTTAATGGCGAATACACAATTACTGGTAGAAGCGACACGACTTTTAGTTTTGCAAAAATAGCAAACTCGGCAAGCACTGTAGTTACAGGTTCAGCATATGCTGGTCAAGATGTGACTGGTTACGTAGCCGTTGTTGCATACGGAAACGGTAGTGAACTAAGCGATATTGAAAAAGGAAACTTAGCTACCGCTCTAAGGGAAAGGTCTATAGGTGGATTGGTTTTAGACGTTATTGACCCAGCATTCGCAACACTAGAAATTACTGGCTCGATAAAACTTAACGAAGAATACGAGCAAGCAGCCCTCATAGAAACGATAGAGGACATTATTGTAGACTATTTAAGTCCACAGTCTTTTTCTTTAAGTTCAGATAGAATAAGACAAACTCAAGTAATTGCCTTGATTAGCAATATTCCTGGCGTTGTTTACGTTGAGTCCTTAACCCTGACCCCGACTGGCACTCAGTGGCTTCCAAAGTATGGAACGGACCTTTTGTTTAGATACAAAAACGCTCTTCCTCTTTTGTCTCTTGATGATATTGATATTACATATGCGTCAATCAACGTTGGAACGTAGCAATGGCCAGCACTTTTAATCTTTTACCAGACAACAACGCACTATTGGTATTCTCCTCACAGCAGGGTGAGTACGTAGGTATATCTTCTCTTTCTTACGACTGGACCGCGTCAAACGCAACTCTTTTTATAACAAGCTCAGAAGCGGTTGTCAATACTAGATACGTTATGCAGTTGGCACCGAGTACTTCGAACGACGTTGTTTTAACTTTAAATAACATTCCTCTTACTCTTTCAGACAATGGACGAGCCATCTCGGCAAATATAAAAATGAAGGCCAACTCCCCGATTAGTATCTCTTCTCTTCTTTATATAGATTCTGCTTCTGCTTCATACGACCCTAACGTTCAGTCCATAAATAGTGGTAAATATTCAGCAATTCATACAAATCAGGCTTCTGTTCCTGACGACGGAAATGCGCACACTGCAACAATGAAGTTTACGATTTCAGGCCAGGGTAGCGCAAACATTTATGCAACACTTCCTCACCTCATACATGAGTTAGGTTTTTATAAAAATCGTTTTGTTGGCCGAGCAAGAACGTTCTTGCCGGATTTTTACTTTGAAGTTGACTCTTCTCAGTTATATCCATCTTTTCCTTTTTTCAGACTTTTAGACATCCTTACCTCGGCAGCTGGGGAAACGTTAGATGAGCACGACAGGATGTACGGGGTTGAACAACAACAACTTCAATCTCCTTCACAGGTAGCTGAATATTGGGCGTCTAGTTCGCTTGTCTCGACTCGCTCTGTGCGCACCGACTACATACCGTGGCTGTCTCAGTTTAATGGTTCGTTAATAAAACAAAATATTTCAAAAACTGACGGAACACTGTTTTTTGACAATCCCAGAATCAAAAGAGATTTTCTTGAATGGCAATTAAGTACTTCGCATTACGGAGCGGCTGCAGGAAGCAGGAATGCCATTCTAGAAGCAGCGCGACAGGTTCTGATAAAGACAAAAGACGGAAACCCTAGCACTTTGTCGGTAGCAGTATTGCCGAGATATCTAGGCGACCCCTTTGCAATCCGAGTTGCAACCCTTGCCAACGAGACGCCGGACGCCGAAGAAGGAGAAGTCAGCTCGCTGGTGACCCAATCGGTTAACTGGGCAAAACCAATGGGCTATTCAATAACTGTGCAAACGTTTGACGAATTTTTCTTTTCGTTTGACGACCCAACGTTGGGTGCACTAGACAATTTCAGGTTTGGTTAAAATGATACACTCATCTATGAGCAATTTAGGAGAAAAATAATGGCTGGCGCAGGAGTAAAACTTTTTTTATCTGGCGAAATAGCTTATGCGGCAGATATAAATCAATATTTAATGGACCAGTCCGTTTCTCTTTTTCTCAACGAAGCAGCACGAAATAGTGCATTCGGAAACGGAATACCGATAACCCAGGCGGGCGGTGATGGAAAGCCCCTGCTGACTGCTGGAAGAATTTGCTTCCTACTGGAAGCTGCAGGTAGCACGGTCGGAAACCCTATTCGAACTATTCAATATTACGACGGTTCAACGTGGGTCGACTCGGGACAGTTCACTGTCCCTGATGGTGCAGTAACGTCGGCCAAACTAAACGCTGGAGTAGCCGGAAGCGGCCTGTCAGGTGGTGCCGGAACTGCACTTGCAGTCAATGTTGATGATTCAACGATTGAAATCAACTCAGACACACTGAGACTTAAAGATGCAGGAATAACATCAGCAAAACTTGCTTCGGCAGTAGCCGGAAGCGGCTTGTCTGGTGGTGCTGGAACTGCGCTTGCGGTCAACGTTGATGGCTCAACTATTGAAATCAACTCAGACACACTGAGAGTTAAAGACTTAGGAATTACGTCAGGAAAACTTGATAACAATCTTACTCTTGCAGGAAATGTTACTGGAAACCCTGCCGCTGGAACAGTCTCAACTGGCACTAGCGGTTTTGGCTATATGGGGCTACCACAAAACGCCACCACGACAGGTGCTTATCGTCTAGTTGCGGCCGATGCTGGAAAACACATCTACTCAACAGCAACTCGCACAATAACCATTCCTGGAAATGCTACTGGTAATACACCTCAAG